CTCGGTAGCTAAAGGAGTGATATAGCCCACATCCTCGAAGCCCACGAAGGTCCAGCCCATCTTGACTGCATGGCATGGGTCACAGCAATCCTTCTTTGGGTCTGGATGAGGTCCATCACCACAGTTAATTACAACGCAAGGCCCTTTTTTAATTTTGTTTTCCATTTGATTATTCCTTTTTCTTTGGTTCGCAGCCACAGCCGCAGTAGATATTAAACACAATGCACGACGGTTTCATTACAGGCTCTGGTGTAGCCTGGGGGGTCTCCACAGTCTTGAGCACATCCTTCTCGAATAATGCCATTTTATTTCTCCTTGAATCGTTAAGGGTATCAGCGCACAAAACCATTTTCAAGCGTTCAACTGTTTTGACTTGCCTTAACTATTTAGGCTGTATTAACTAGTCATTATGAATAAAACACAAGCTGAAAACGTAACTAAGATTAAAGAGACAAGCGGTCGTACTCTAGCTGATATCAATAATGAGTACACTAAGTTATCCATGGTCTCGGGTGATAAATACTTTCGCTTCAAGCTCCTGGAAGCTGAGATCATGCAGTGCCATATTGAGATGCAGAAGCTCAACGAAGAAGGCATGGCGCTGAATAAGGCCAAGGATGAAGCGATTGTTAGCGCTGCAATGGAAGCAGTGGACAATGGCGAAGCGTGTGACAATGTTTAAACTCTATTACTTGCTGACGGCTTACATACCTCGTAAGCTTCCCACGACTCCCCTCGAGTATGCGCAGCTTAAGGATATCCTCGTAGATTACTATGGGGTGCTCAATGATGCAGCGGCTTGGATCACGGTAGCCGGCCAGATCACGAGCACTCAGGCTAACAAGCTGAGAAAGTCTTATGGGGCTATTGCTAATGCCGCGAAGCGTCTTGAGATCAACAAGCTTGCGAGCGAGCAGAAGGCTGTCGAGATGGCTAGATTTCAAGATAAGCTCGAGAAGGAATTGAAAGCCTATGTTGAAGCTGAGAAGGCGAATGAAGAGGCTGAATCTGGTGGAGAAGTTCTTGAGGTAGTGCAGGTTATCCCCTGTGACGACTCGGTTCACTAGCCATGTCACAGCCTGATGACTTTACGTTCAGGCCTAGGCAGCATCAGGATATCCCTTTTATCCAGTCTTCGTGGGCGCAGTCTTACTTCGGAGGCAGGGCGTTCCATAAGGGGATGAGTGCCAAGGTCTTTCATGAGCATCACAGGCCTATTAGGGATAGAATCCTTTATGAGCGTGGCAATGCGACTGTGATTGTATGCTGCTCGAAAGAGGATCCATGGCTCATCATTGCATGGATAGCGGTGGAGCAGTTGGATGACTCTTTGACGATTCATTATGTGTACGTCAAGGAAGCTTTCAAGGGTCTTGGGATAGCGAGAAGGTTAGTTAACATGGTGAGTAAAGGGGATGTGATCTACTTCACTCATTTAACTGATAAGATGAGTAAGATTGCGAAGGCACGACGCGATCATCGTTATAAATATGTGCCTCATTTAGTTTAAATATACTAAAGTTAGGATGGTTTATCATGGAATTAAAAGAGCTGGCAGGACGCAAGGTGTTATTCTTTCGCACTCAGATTGAGCCTGGTATCACGGCGATGCCTAAGAACGCGATTCACTCGAAGGATGTTAAGGAGATTGTGTGGTTTCCAGTGGGCATCTATGTGAAGGGTCCGAAGGGTCGCGAGCACTTTGTGTTTGCAGCTAATATCCAGACCTGTGAGTTTATGCCGGAAGAGAATAAGACATAATGGTAATGTACCCACCTGACTCTCCTAGGCGGGCGGGTAGGCCCCCGGGAGCGTTGAATAAGAGATCAGAGCGTGCCATTGAGCTTCTCCAGCGACAGAAGTTTTGCCCGATCACGGCGCTGGTCCAGGTGCATCGGGAAGCCATAAAGAACTATGCTCGAGCACTAAAGCAGGTGGAGGATGAGGATCCAGCCGGTAAGATTGAGCCGGCTTCCATATGGTTGCGTCAAGCGCTCGACTCGGCGAGTGACTTGATTGTGTACGCGCATCCTAAGCTCAAGAGCATTGAGCAGCGTCAGGAGTCTCCCTTGGATGACCTATCTGCGGAGGAGAAGCTCCTTCACATTGAGAAGATGGCTGAGGAGTTGAGGCTCGAGATTGCATCTAAGGTCCATAAACTAAGCCCCCCAGAAGAAGATGAATGAGATTTATGCAGCATTACTTGAGGAAGCGGTTAGCAAAGGGAAGAAGTATTTCATCCTCGATGGGTCATTTAAAGAGCAGCGAGAGTTTATCAACGACGCCAATAGGCTTAAAGCTATCTTTTGTACCCGAAGAGCTGCAAAATCTTATACATGTGGACTCTATCTCGTTAAGACATGCCTGGAGAATCCAGGCGTTAATTGTCTATTCATTGGCCTTACTCGATTGGAAGCGAAGGGAATCATCTGGAAAGATATTCTCAAGGATATCGACCAAAAGCATGGGCTTGATATTGCATTCAATGGCACTGAACTCACGGCGACATTTCCTAATGGGTCCGTGATCTGGGTTACTGGCGTTGACGCTGACGCCGATGAAATGAAGAAATTACTCGGTAAGAAGTACAAGCTCTGCGTGCTCGACGAGGCATCCATGTATTCCATTGACCAAAGGATGCTGATTTACGGGATCCTGAAGCCAGCGACGACTGACCAGCGCGGAACGATCTGCATGGCCGGTACTGCCTCTAATGTGACTGACGGCTTGTTCTTTGACATCACGACTGGCAAAGAAGCAGGATGGAAGCTATTCCAGTGGACGGCTGAGGACAACCCCTATGTGGCTGAGCAATGGCGAGAAGAGATCGAGGATATTAAGAAGAATCGTCCTAAGTTTATGGAGACGACTCTTTTCAAGCAATGGTATCTCAACCAGTGGGTAATTGACGAAGATGCGCTCGTATATAAATTCAATCCGATTCGCGATTGCGTTCCAAATCTTCCTATGGGGCTGCCTTCTTGGAATTATGTTCTCGGACTCGACTTGGCTCATTCACCTGACTCTACGGCTTTTGTTGTCGGTGCTTATCATGCGCTTAGCCCTACGCTTTATATTGTATATGCTTACAAAGAGATAGGCATGGATCTGACTTCGGTAGCCGAGAAGGTGCGCTCCCTCGAGGTAGCCTTCCCCTTTGAGGTGAAGGTGGTTGATGGAGCCAATAAACAAGCGGTTGCAGAGCTGAATAACCGGCATGGGACTAACCTCTTGCCCGCGGACAAGACCGGTAAAGTTGACTTCATTACTATTATGAACGATGATTTTATCCAAGGTCATATCAAGCTGCTCCCTCAGACCAAGGATCTTCAAGCTGAGTATCAAAAGCTAGTCTGGATCACGGACGCAAGTGGGAAGGTCAAAGAACCCAAGAAAGAAAATCCAAACATCCATCAGGATCTAGCGGACGCGGCTCTCTACATGTGGCGTTACTGCTATTCCTATCTGTTTAAAGATGCGATACCCTTCAAGGATATGAGCAAGATCGAGAACTGGGAGCCGGTTCATATTAAAAAGCTAGAAGATCAAGTAAAACAAGCGCAGAATCCCCACGGGCTTGATGCTGAATGGAATGAAGTTTGGCAAGAAGACTGGGATAATCAGGATTTTATGTGAAGGATAAGCAGATGACTATCGACCAACTAAAAGAATTGTTCCCTCAACTAAAAGAGTACGGCGTGACACACTTCAGGCTAGGAAATTTAGAGATTAAGATGCCTGAACAAAGAACCTTTGGGGCGCCCAGGCAGGACAATCTTCCCGAGATGCAGGATGTTCCTCCCGATCTCAGAGCGGATGACTTGATGAGTTTTGACAAGGTGTTACACTGGTCTAGTGATAACACTGAAGAATCAACACTTCCCTTAACGGGTGAGAAGACTCTCGACGAGGTAATCTAGCATGGAAAAGCGCCCAGACTTTAAAGACTTTTTACCAAAGGACTCGAGAGAAGCTAAGGATGCGGCGGCTAAGAAGGAGATCCTGAAGTCATCGGCTTATCGCTGGTGGCTTGCTAAAGAAGAAATGCTCCCCGCTGCAGTCATGACTCAGGTAGCAGCAATCATTCAGTCAGACCGTGGCAGGATTGACTCGTATAACACCTACGCGAAGCTCTACGGGACTTTCACTCCTACTTTCTGGAATGGGTATCAGCTAGCAAGCTCTGGCAAGCCCTCGGGTCCAGTGCGTGAAAGACTGAGCTACAACATTGTCCAGAGCTGCATTGATACCGTGACTTCCATGCTGGTCCAGAACAAGCCTAAGCCCATGTTCCTGACTAGCGCGGGAGACTCAAAGCTACAACAGAAGGCCAAGAAGCTTGACGCATTCTGCTATGGGCTTTTCTATCAGAACAATCTTTATGTGAAGAGCCGCAAAGCGTTTCGAGATGCGTGTGTATTTGGTGAAGGCATCATCCATGTTTATGCGGAAAATGGGGTAATCAAATATGAGCGCGTCTTGCCGTATGAGATCCTTGTCGACTACCTCGAATCCCATTACGGGCCGGAAGCTACAAAATCACTGCACAGAATTAAGAATATTGACCGCACGGAACTCGCGGAGATGTTCCCTGAGAAGAAGAAAGAAATTTCTCAGATGGCGGGAACTAATCTTTTCATTTCTGCGGCTAACCGCTCGGTATCTGACACCGTTACTGTAGTCGAGTCTTGGCGCTTACCTTCGGGAGATTCACCAGGCCGGCATTGCATAGTAACTGCTGATACCGTACTCTTTGAAGAGGACTATGAACAAGACTTCTTTCCTTTTGCTATCATGCGCTACTCTACTCGGCTTTACGGCTTCTATGGTCAAGGCATGGCGGAGCAACTCGTACCCTTACAGGTGGAAATTAATAGAACTCTTATATCTATTCAGCGTAGTTTGTATCTTGGCGGCACTCATAAGATATTCGTAAAGAACGGCTCGAAGGTCATCAAGTCTCACTTCGATAACATGATCGGGACCATCTTAGAATACTCGGGTGATACACGTCCTGAGTACATTGTCCCTCAGCTAGTGCAACCTGAGATTTACTCTCATCTCCAGAACATGATCGGGATGGGCTATCAGCTCCCTGGCGTCTCTCAGATGAATGCGGTGGGCGTAAAGACTCCAGGAGTAGACTCGGGCCGCGCACTCAGGACTGAGCAATCGATTCAGACTCAGCGTCATACCTCCATGCAGCAGGAATATGAGCAATTCTTTGTGGAGCTTGCAAAGATAACGGTCGCGGTAGCCAGAAAGGAATACGAAAATGGCGTGGATCTTGAAGTTAATGTCCCAGGTAAGAGATTTATTGAGAAGATTAAGTGGAAAGAAGTCAGTCTCGAAGACGATGAATTCTCCCTCCAAATCTATCCCGTCTCCAAGCTCCCGAACGATCCCGAAGGCAGGCTCCAAACCATCCAAGAAATGATGCAGGCAGGTCTAATTGATTCTCAAGTGGGTCGCAGGCTCCTAGATTACCCAGACTTGGATGCCGAAGAGAACCTCGCGAATGCTTCCCAGGATTACCTGCACAAGATCCTGGACGAAATCGCGGACCATGGAAAGTACACAGCTCCCCAGTCGGACGATAACCTCGCGGTAGCGAAGAAGCTTGTTCTTGAGTATATCGCTCAGGCTAAGCTGAATAACCTACCAGAAGAAAAGCTCGATCTTTTGAGACTATTCAACAAGCAGATTGATGCTCTCATGCTCCCCCCTCAGCCGATGGCACCTCCTGGAATGGCTCAGGATCCATCAGCCGGCATTCCTGGTAGTAACGTCGTCCCAATGGCTAATCCTCAAGCTGCTCCTGTAAGCCAATTGTTGCCAAATGTTAATACACAAGCTAACCTTGGATAAATTATGAATAATCCCCAACTGTCCACACAAGAATTAACTCCTCAAGAAGTCCTAGGGACTGAGGGGGAGACTCCTATTGAATCGGCTCCAGAAGCTCCCGCGGCGGATGAGCGTGTATCTTCGAAGCTAGGCACTTTGGTACGGCGCGAGAAGCTTGCGATTGATCGAGAACGCGCTGCAAAAGAAAGAGAATCACAACTCGAGCAACGATTGAGAGATTTCGAAGCTCGAGAAGCAAAGTTAAAAGAGTTTGATGACCTTTGGGATAGGAATCCCCTGGAGGCTATCAAGAGTCGCGGGAAGTCTTATCAGGACATGGTGCAGGTCGCCTTGAATGATGGGAATGTCCCTCCCGAGTTACAGATTAAGAGACTCGAAGAGAAGTTCGATAATCAGGTTCGTAATCAACAGCAGGCTCTGATGCGTGAGAAGGAAGAAGCTGAAAGTCTTCAAGCGCGAAAGGAACAGGAAACGATTGATAACTTCAAGGGTGAAATCAATTCCTACCTAAAAGAGAATGCGGAACGCTATGAATTCATTCATTTTGAAAACAATGAGGATTTAGTTTATGGCGTGATTGACGAACATTATGAACGGACCAAAAACTCGGAAACGGGTGTTGGAGAAGTTCTAACCATTGTTCAAGCTGCTGATAAAGTCGAACAGCATCTCGAGCAGAAGTACGATAAGGTCCGTACTTTGAAAAAAATGCAGACACTTCTTGCACCAAAGCAAGTCAATCAATTGGAAAAGCAGCCATTACCTACAAGTCAAAAGCCGAAGACACTCAGTAATACATTATCAGCATCTCCTAGCAAGCCTCGTAATACCGTGATGAGCGATGACGAGAGGATTGCAAAGGCGATTGCTTACGCGCGAGGACTTCGCGCATAAAGGTAGGAACAAATGGCAACAGTAGCAAGTTTTGTTGGTCAATATAACGAAGGGAATGGCTCAGCCGCCAATGGCCCGTTTATCCCGAATTCATCGGGCGCTCTGGGGATGCAGGAAATTTCCGGCATTCTCAAGCAGATTTACGATGGTCAGAAGTTAGCTATTCTTTATTACAAGAATAACCCACTTCTCTCCATGATGAGAAAGAAGGAAGACTTCTTTGGTGAGACTTATCCATTGCCTACGATTGTCGAGACGCCTACCGGTCTTGCTAACGTATTTGCTAATGCTCAGCTCCCCAATCAGTTGATTGGTGGCGGTACAGGCATCGGGGGTAACCAAGGTCCAGCTAAGTTCGTCAAGTTCATGTTGACTCGCGCAGCTCTCTACGGCGTGCATATCATCGACCGTCAGGCCATGCTGTCGGCTTCCAATAACATTGGAGCTTTCGTCAATGGTCAGATGGCTACCATGGATGCAATGATCCAAGGGACTTCTAATCTAATGGCTCAGCAGCTTTACCGCTCTGGGTCGGGTTCGATTGGTTCGATCTCTACGATCGGCGTAGTGGGTGCTGGTATCATTCAGATGGTGAATCCAACTGATGTTCGTTACTTCACGGTCGGCCAGGTCATGCTGGCAACTAACGTGGATCCTATCCAGGGTGCAACGGTCACTCAACGTGCTGGATACGGCTATGTTGTGGCGATTAACCGCTCGATGGGTCAGGTCACGGTGGGCAATGCGGCAGCGGCTAACCCAAGCACTCCAGCAACCCCTCCAGGATGGGTAGCAGGCGATTACTTGGCAATCAACGGTACTTCTCCGCTGAACGGTCCGGTTGTTTCTGCATCCAATACTCCAGTGGCCATTACGGGTCTTCAGGCTTGGATCGGTAACTCTCAGAATATCACGTCGACCGACGTATTCTTTGGGGTCAACCGGTTCCAAGACACTTGGCGTCTCGGAGGTGGTTTCTACGACGGATCTCAGAACGGTCAGTCCGTGGAAGAAGCTCTCTATGATGGCTCGACGCAGCTATTCATGGAAGGTGGATACCCTTCGCATTGTTTCGTGGGTCCAAATGCTTACGCGGCTCTCCAAAAGAGCTGCGCAGCACGAAATATCTTTGAAACGGAGCTTCCAGGTCATTCCGATGACAATGGGAATGCGCTGCTCTACTTCAAAGGTATTCAGATCCAGGGTGCAGGCTCTAATTTCGTAGTCATCGCAGATAGGAATTGCCCTCCTTACAGTGCATTCCTCCTCTCGATGGACGATTGGGCTTTGTACAGCCTCAAGCAAGCTCCTCATGTGGTGGACGATGATGGCGTATCGTTCTTGCGTCAAACGAATGCAGATGCCTTCGAGTTCCGCTTGGCTGCCTATGCGCAGCTCGGTTGTGCAGCTCCAGGACATTCGATGTTCGTAAAGCTCGCAATTTAATCAGGGCTTAAAACGTCCTGATGACTTTGGCCGTTAGTTAAAACGGCAAGACTAGGCGGGGGATGCCTAGACAATGGGTGAAAGTCCCATAATCTTCTCATGGGGGGCTATGAGAGGATCTAATCCGCCCCTCTTGGCTCAGAACCAAGTTTAAAAAGGAGTATTTTATGAATCGTTATGTCAGACCAGTCATGTTTGCCTTCGAGCCAGATGTCGTTTTCCAATTCACAAAGATTGGTTTTGGAGCAGGTGGCGCTCCAGTCTTAGATACAAAGAACTCCAAAGGAGTTTGCGATGTGTCTCTCAATCAGATTGCCTTCACAGGTGTAACCGCAGCAGCCTCTCCTGTCATCACGGGCGTGACCGACTTCACGGGTCTTTATGTTGGAATGACCATTGTCGGAACAGGGGTCGCAGTAGGTTCAACGATCATTTCCATGAATCCAGGAGCCGGAACGATCACACTCAGCCTTCCAGCAACGGGAGCTAATACTGGATTGACTGCCTCAGGTGGACAATTGACAATTACCTTTGGGTCTCAATTCACTCCATTCAAGAGACTTGATACATACGTCAAGCTCCTTGGCTTGTCGGGTATCTGGGATGAGTCGGATATGCAGGGGGGTGTCGCAACCGCTGCGATTGCTCCATCCGCTCCAGACATTATCATCGTTGAGAATAATATATCAATCGCTGGACTTGCCAGCATTGTGATTCAGCTTGGCTCTCGGGATACGGGCGTCTTTGTCGCAAAGAATCCCGCCAACGGAGAAATGCTCAGACTGTCATTTAGCTTATGCCGCTCAACTGCAATCTAAGGAGCCTGTATGATTATTATGGGTGACAAAAAGAAAACTCTTACCGCGATCTTAGGACCAAGGTCTGAAAATATCGGTGAGAGATCCGAGATTGAGAACGGCGGCGTTGAAGACTCCTTGCTTGCTTGTGCGGAGGAACTCATCTCCGCAGTACATGCCAAGGATGCCCAGGGAGTAGTGGAAGCTCTCCAGGCGGCTTTTGAGCATATGGAAATGCAGCCTCACGCGGAAAACATGGAAGGCCATGAGTAATTGAAAGGGGGGAGTTTACGATGTCTAATTCTTCAGTTGTATCTTTAGGGGCTTTAAGACTTCAGGCACAACAAAGAGCCGATCTCGTAAACTCTCCCGCAGTCAGTGATTCAGAGTGGAACGGTTACATAACCAATTCCTACAAAGAACTTTATGACATGCTGGTGGCGGCGTATGGCAATGATTACTATGTCGCAACGCCCTATCAGTTTGCGATAGGAAGCTCTCAATTCTATCCACTCCCCCCAGACCATTACAAGCTCCTCGGCGTGGATCTCATGTACTCGCAAAGCCCGACTGGGTGGGTCTCTCTCAAGCGCTTCGAGTTTATCGAGCGGAACAAGTATTCATATCCTAATGCCAACTCAAATTATCTTGGCTATACGAATTTAAGATATAGACTATCAGGATCAAACATCGAGTTTATCCCAGTGCCAGCAGCCTCTCAGACCGCACAGATTTGGTATATCCCAGAACCTACTAGCCTCATGTTCATGCCTACCTGCTCAACTACGCTTCTCTCTCCAGTGGTAGGCGTCTCCTTCTCCCAGGAACTCACGGTAGGGATGTCAGTAGCCGGTCAAAGCATCATTCCAGGGACGACTATCATAGCGGTCGATACGACGCTCAACCAAGTCACTCTCTCAAGTCCTGTCTCGAGTACTCAACCGGTCTTGACACTTCAATTCTGGACTGACGCTGTAACCATTGATGGGATCTCCGGCTGGGAAGAGTACGTCATCGTTGACGCCGCGATTAAAGCCATGGTGAAGCAAGAGCAGGATGTTTCAGAACTCAGGAT